CCAACTGTCTTCATCTTTTAATGGTTTTCCCTCTGCATCTTTTAATCCTAATGTTTTTTTAAGTTGTGAGTAAGGAGAGGGATCATTACCTGTACCTTGATTTGAAACTCTTCTTAAATGTCCTTCTTGCATAATACCTAATCCCGTTTTTGATCTAACTGCTGTTCCATTTCTAAAAAGGGGATGTTCTGAAGGTGTTTGAATTTGAGATGTTTCTATTTCTGTAAGTCTATCTAGTAAATTATCTATTTTATCGTCTTTGGGGTCTTCATATCCCCCCACATATCTTGTACTTTCTTCTATTAAATAAATGTGTGATTTTTTTCCTTGTTTTGGAAGATCATAAAATAATTCTTGATATAAATTAAAAAAATTATCTATAGTAAGTTTATCTGTTGTTTTTGCTATTTCTGTAAATCCCCTATCTAATAATTCACTTATAGAAGCTTGATCATAATGTCTTTTTTGTAACTCTATTATTTCACCTTTTAAGGGTTTTAATGCTGCAGACATTGTATTTCCCCTTAAATCCAACTGTGTATTAGATTTACTTATTATAGATACTGGTTTATTATCTAAAGTTGGTCTTTTTGGTGAATAATTTCTATTATTAGCCATTATCTAACTACTTTAAAATAATAATTATCATCATAAATTGTTGTTGACATACTAGTTATCTGTTTAAATAGTATTCTATAATTTCTTTCAGGTTGTAGACCTTTCATATGTAATTTAAAAAACATTCCTATCTTATCTGCACTTAATTTTGTAAAATTATCATCAAAAGGTATAATTTCTTCTTCTGTGTGTGCATCTCTTACACTATAATAAGATTCAGAAACAAAATATCCTGGATTTAAATAATTTGAAGAAGAAACAAATGTTCTATCTGGGTATTTATTTCTTACATGAATTCTAAATAATCCCTCATCATTTTGATTATATTTTTCTTTATTTCCATAAAGTGAAACATTTAATTCTCCTGTTCCTGTAATACTATCAATAGGGACTATGGGGGAATAAAAACTATCATCCCATTTAAATATTAATCTTGGGGGATAAATAGTATGTGTATCAACTGAAAAATATTGCATTTCACCAAAACTACCTGATGTATTTACTTCAACAGAATCTGGTTGTTTAATTAAAAATCCTTCATTAGTTATACCTGTAGGGTAAATATCACTAGCAAATAAACTTGCAGAGTATTTTTGTACTATGGTAGTTACATCCATTTTTGTATCTAAATTTTCACCACGTAAAAATTGTTGAGAACTTTTAAATGCACTACCTGTATACCATACACCTCCTCCTTCTGTAACTCCGTGAGTATCTATTGAACCCGTACTTCCATTTCCAAAACTTGCTGTTACCCATTCTGTTTTAGTTACATCATTATCTCTATAAGCCCAACTTGCCCCATTTGATGTTATAGGTAAGTTTGGATATCTACCTGTCCCCTCATCAAATGATTGGGATAATGCAAATAATTCTAAATTTAAAGTAGATGTTAAGTTTTTATGTCCTGATGATTGTAATTGTAAACATACTTCTGAAGTTCCATTATTAAAAATAGAAGGACCTACTTTATCCGTAATTGTAGATTTAATCTCTTTGTTATTAAATTTAATTAAAATTCTTGAAGGATAATATCTTGAATCTGAACTTCCTTTTTCTTTTACAATTTCAAGGATTTCATCATTACCAGTATTCATTTTTGTTCTGTCTGGGTGACTATATATTGTAGCGTCTTTTTCGGGAAAAATAAAATAATATGCCATATTAGTATGTTGTTACACGTCCTTTAATGTCAGTGTTTAGGTTTTTAATTTCAAAAATACTTGGGTCTAATGCAGGATAAATAACTCCTTTTTTTGTAGCTCCATCAAAATCATATTTATATTGTGAATAACCTAAAGCTGTTCCGCTTTTATTTTCAAATGTTAATCTTTCTAATGATTGTACTCCAGTAACTGAATTAATTAAATTAGATATTTCTGATTTAATAATAGGTTGATTTATTTGCCATTTATCTATATTAAAATAATCTTGAAGTTCAGCTACACAGTTTAATAATATTTCATTATTATTGTAATTTTTGAATACTGTAATTTCAAAATTAAGAGCAAAATTAATTACAAATGCATTTTTTATATTTACAGCATCTGTTAACATTCTATATTGTTCAAGGTATGTAGATAAATTTGTTTTTGTAGCTGTATTAAGATTTGTTAACTTTTTACTATTATCATATCCTAAAGTGTATAAATTTAAAGCTAAAGGATTACGAATTCTATTAAATTCATTTGATAAAGGTGAAATTTGATCATCTTGAACTATATAAGCTTTAGCTACTCTACCAAATTTAGAAGGCATACTTAAAGTTCTTATTATATAATCTTCTTTAGTTACTGTTCTTTGTTGGGTAGCAAATTGAGCCATTGTATTTTCTCTAATTTCTTCAATTGAATCCCCATCACCTCCTCCTTTAGCTGCTTCTGGATTATTTACAGCTATAGATGTTTTTACAAAATTAAGTAAAGAACCATTTAAATTAGGATTATTAGAAGTAAATAATGTTTCTATTTTTGTAATTGTATTTGCATTTACATTTGAACTTATCCCCCCACCTACCACATATATTACTGTAAGTGTTGTGTTAGAAGGTACTTGACCATAAGCTTTAGTCATTAAAAAATTTGAAGGATCATACGCTGTATCTAATTTACTTCTTCCATCTTTAATTCCTAAACCTATATTATCTGGGTTAGGAATAATCTGTTCGTCTGCTTTATCACTATTACCTGCTCCAAATTGTATTTCGAGTTTATTATTTGCTTTAAATCTTGAAACAAATCTTCTTGTTGATTTTTTTATTTTAAGTAAATAAGGTGTTTGATTATTAAATCCTAGTAATTCAGGATCATTAGTCCCTATATTTTCTTTTTCTTCAAAAATTAAATCTTGAGCTAAATATGGTACTTCGTAATATTCATTCCCATCTGAGTCTTTTATAGATTCTATTGATATAATATTAGTATCAAATAATGTAAGTGTTTTAAAAGCTTCTGCTGCACCACATGTAAATGTTTGTTCTTTAGTTTGACCTGATATTGCTTTAGTTTTTTTCTTTAAAAGATAATATTGTGGGTTATTAGAACTATCATATTGATATATACTAAGTTCTGTTGTATCAAAACTTGAAGATACTTTAAAATCTACTTCATTATTAATATAAAAAGTAGGACCTTCAGTAGAATTAAATGTTGAGTTAGGATTAATTTGTAAACAATAATTAAAATCTGGACTATAATCTCCACTAGCTCCTGTTGATGGTATTAATTGGAATAATTCTAAATTAACATTTGATGCATCAACTACTCTAGGTCTATACCCTAAAGCATATGCTAAATTAAATAAATTTTCTTTTTCTTTAGCTAATAATAAAAAAGATTCTTGTAATTGTGTATCTGTATAATATGATAAAACATCTCCTACATAAGCTGCCATTTCCATAAACATCATACCTGGATTACCCTCACTAAAATCATTAAAATTATTAGGAAAATATACTTCTGCAAAGTCCATTAATTGGTCTTTAAAAGAATTATAATCTTTATTTAGATATTTTACGTCTTTATCTTGTGTTTTATTTGATACTTTTGAGTAAGCCATTTTAACTATAATTTATTTGTATTGAGTCTTCTGATTCATCTAATGTAATAGAATATTTTAAAATAATAGTAATTTTATATTCATCTGTATTTGTTTTTAAAAGTACTTCTGTTACTACTATTTCAGGGATCCAAAAAGCTAATTGTGCATTTATATTTTCTTGTAAAGAAATTTCATCTATACTAGTTTCAAATACTTGTCCTTTTAAACCAATTCCATAAGTAGGATGATTAATTCTTTCACCAGGTACCGTAAGTAATAAATTTAAAAAATTTGATTTTAATTGTTCTCTAGTTGTTTGTGTACCAGATGACATGTTTTCATCATTCAAGGGAAAAGCAATTCCAATCCTAACATTATTGTTAAGATCTAATGGATTTATTCTTTTTGTATTTTGAATTAGAGGCATTTATTATCTTCCTTTTTTCTTAGCTATTGCTTTCATTAAACCACTATAATCTCTTGTCATTGCATTTGCTACCTCTGGT